AGCAAACCCAAGGAGGTACCCGAATGTCGCGTATTTACCACCGCTATTCCGGTAATCAGTTGTATTCAACGATACAAATTTCCAGTGCAGCGTATCGCCAATATCGGATTGCACATGATTCCAGAGCGAGTCGGTAAGACTGTCTATTGTCCATCCTAGAACATACTTGTCTTTAGTTCCTTTGAGCGGGGTATTGACAACAAAAGTATCGGGTGACGCCCATGCAGGAGTTGCACTTATTCCACTTTCCGGAGATATTAAATTGACGCGGTAGAAATTAAAAAACTTGTCGTATCTACCCATCGGGCGCATGCCCTGCGCCGCATTCCAGTCACCCATCAAGCCGCGCCTGGCTTTGATTGAACTATCTACGTATGCCTTGTATGTCGTTGTGTCGGCATAGGCAAACCCGTCGCCTACGTACGCCTGATTAACCCGATTGGTTGCTCCGTTGTCAATAATTTTACTAACCGTGTAATTAAACCGATAGTAATTCAATCCGCCGGTTAGTGTGTCGCGCCCCGCGCTATTTGCAACTATAATATCAACCGGACCGTCAATATCATAAGCAGTCGCTAGTACGGTATCAACGGTCGTACCTTCACCGGATATCGTAGCAAGCGAGTCCCCAAACCAAACAGTATCAATATTATTCGTTTTGCTTATGTAAACAGTTCCGCCACCCATCCAAATCGAATCCGGGGTGCAAGCGGTTATGGTCGGAAGTGGCTGAGAAAAGCAAATTCCCGCCACCATCAAAACTGCCAAAAATAGTTTAATCATTTCACACCATCCACCACTGCGGTTTTATTGTTTGTAAAAAACTGCTCACCGGTTTTAAGCCGAAGAAACGTTGTACCATTTGGATACCGCATCGAATATACGACCTTTTCTTTACGTTCGAAATACTGCCCGAGTTCATTTTCCTGAGTTATCAGGCAATCCACCCCTGCGGCGTCTGCAATCATTTCAGGTCACCGTCGAATATCGACTCTCGTTTAATCTGTTCTGCCTCGTCATGTTCTATTGCATCAAGGCTATGGTTTTTATCAATAACGTTGAGCCACGCGTCGGTAATTTTTGCAAACGGTCTACTCCATGGGATCGTTCCGCCATAGTGCCGTTTGATCCTTCCGATGTGTGAACTTATAGTCTCGTCAGGGCTGCCCCCGAGAACGGTATTTCCGAGCTGGTCAAAGCCAAGCGCGATATTTAATAAGTATCGTGTTGCCTTATTCATTTGCTGTTATCCTCCCGTAACGTATCAACCGCCGCCCGGATGTTCTCTTGCAGCACAGCCAGGAACGAAATTACGATTCCCTCCTCGACGCTTTCCGCAGCCTTTTTACCAAGCTTGATAAGTAAAAATACGTTCAAGGCTTTAAATAGCTTCTTCGTTATCGGAACAGTAATATTAATAAGTTTCACCTTTGGGAACACCCGCAAAACTATAGCGACTATTGCCGGTACACCAACAGATATCAATAACGGTATTAACCATGCGTTCATGCTACACCACCTTTACAAATAATTGTGCCTCTTTATCTCGTCGTGCAACCAGACCTTTGCATATAACGAGTTGATCCCCTTTGTAAACCCTATCCCAACGTTTCATTAGTGTCGGAACTAAAGTGTAACCTCCGACATTAAGTTCCTTAAGCCATGAACTCTCCAGCATCGCACCGACACCGCAATTATAAACCCACAAAACAAGAGCGTCAAATTGGTTCTGGTTCAGTAGAACCTTTACCGAATTATTAATGGCCCTCGAAAAACTCTTTATTTTCTTCTGCAAACGTTCTTCTGCCTCTTGTATAGTTATCCTGATTGACTCTTCCTCTTCCGTTACTGGGCCGCTGTGCATCAAATCGCCATACCCGATTGTTGCATTTCCCGCGTCGTCATTGTACGGCTCTGCTGAAAACGCCTCATATTCTTTCAATAATTTTATTCCGTTATCTGATATTTCCATTTTGAACCACCTTTAAAAGATTTTCAAAACAATCTGCGTAATGATCACTAACCCCATCGCAATAAGTATACTCCGGCCTTGCTTTACATTGTCCTCTCGAAAGTTTTCGATACTTCCGCGTATCCCGTTTATTTCTTTTTTCATCTCGTTTTCCTTTTCATCCCGGTATTTACTTTTAGCATCGCATAACGCCTGGTTAAAGGGATCACCCATTTGTCGAACCTCCTCCTTTGAAGACGCTGAGGAATAGATCAAGTTTATCTTACCTATGGCCATTATCACTTCGGTTTGTATGGCGTCCCACGAGAAGCAATGGAAATTATTTAGTCTTGATTGATTTTTAGCATGCAATGCGTCGGAAGAGTAGAGCAAACAAAGGGACTCGGACCATGCTACCGTGTAGAGTGCTAAAAAATCGGATCCAACCTTCATCGGATCCCCTGGTAATGGGACATGACCTAAGAATTGATCGCACAAGACAAGATCGTACCTCGTGTCCAGAAGACACATAGCACCCTCATACGTGTCTACGCACTCGACTTTACAATCGTAACAATTTTCACGGATAAACATTTTAAGATATCCGGATTTCAATTGCATGTCGTCAACTATTAAAACTTTAAGCATGATTATTCCCCCGGAAGTACCGCAATGAATGCACAACGACAATTTATTACTTGACCAGCGGACCCGTTCGGATCCCTCGGGAAGCGAAGACCAACCACTGGAAAAGTATCACCGTATTTTATTTTTGCTTCATTGATCGCAGCGTGGTCAGGGCGTACCCGGTCGTCCATGGATGTTACCCATTCAATATGCTCGATTCCTTCCTCACGAAATATATCGTTTCGAGTCATTGACGCAATAGTGCCCATTTCGGTTCTTGCAATCGTCAACGAGCTACTCATACCGCCGAGGTCAAAACTGCCATTAGGGACAATTGGTTTTCCTTGACGAACTTCGTACACGTCATGGACTGCTCGTTTTACTTCCTTGGCCATTTCAGTAACCGTAAGGCCACCATCCAACCCCTGTTTAATCGTCATGTCTATTACGTCACGTGCTACCTCAAACGTACTTGTATTGATACTCTCGAGATATACGGACCGCGCACTTGTCCAATATTGAACGCGAGTATCGCCTGCGTCCCACTGGATACCCCGGCCGAATTCTGATTCCACCTGGCTCTTCTCGAGTCCAATTTGCGTCTTTACAGACGGCTTGTATACTTTGAGCAGTTCAAGATTCTCACGGAGTAAATCAGGGAGGAACTCCCAACCACCAACGGACACATCGCTCTTCGTAATTGCTGCCGATGCACTCTTTTGCTTAGACGCCCATGCGTCAACCTTGTCAAGCATGCGGTTTCTTTGGTCAATAAAGTATCTATCCAAACTCTTTCTAAAAACCTTTTCTCCCGGGTCAAGCACCTTGTCGATATACTCTGTTGAGTAGTCACGTTTGGCCGCGTCCTTTGTGACCGTTCCGCGCCCTCCTGTGCTCATACCTACCGACGCGAACGGTGAAGGGGCTTCAAGCTTTTGGTCAAGATGCGGCCATTTAATTATGTCCTCTTCTTTCAACGGAAGCTCCACGATGCGCGAAGCAAGCGAAGGTGGGTACCCCATCTCTTTCACAAGTAAACCACCGGTTCTTGCTCTGTCCTGCATGTCAGCTTGTAACGCTGGTACTTTTGTGTAGTCGCTGGAAAGAAGGTACTTACCATCCTCGACGTTTGTGATCCATTGGAAATTAAATGCGTCAAGTAATAGCTTGTCAGTTGGTATATACGTGTCATACCAAAGCATTTTGCGGCCTTCGCGGATTGTTGCGAAGTTAATGTCTTCATAATCACCAACACCAATTCTATTCAGTCCATACGCGCCGAGTATCTTTTGACGCGACCACTTACCCTGCTCGATGTACTGTAGGTCAACGCTTGACAACGCGTACTGTTCAAACTTTAATCCACCAGCCAAAAATGCGACGCGCTTCCGTCGTTCACCCGTGTACTGCTTGTACCACTCTTCTTTTAGCTGCTGCAGTTCAGTAGCGTCTACGAATTGATCCGTAGTCACCTGACCATCGAGCCTTCCCGAGTTTGCAAAAATGTCCGTATTGAATACGTCCGATTTTGCATCAAGTTCCACCGCTGACGCTATAGGTGAGAATGGTGATATGCCGCTCAGCATGTCGTAAGGGTCAAGCTGGTTGATCCGGATGATCTCACCGTGCTCGAAGTATATTGCTGACCCGGAGAGGTTAGGTATTTCAAATTTCCACCCCTTAGGCTGCATGCGCCCATCTTTACTGCTATCGGTCCAAGGCGTAAAAAATATTTCTGAGTACGGAAATAGCTCGTTAGGTATTTCCCCCTTGTCAAGCCGTACTTTTTCATCCGCTATTGTGTTCCACGGGATAATAAAACACTGACCGCCCGAAGTAACACCACCTCTGGTCGCTGGTAGAAGCAGATTGCAAAGGATCATGCGCAAGAAAGATACTTGCGTCATTAGGCTATTAGGCTTTTCCAATAGTGTCAAAATCCCATGCTCTTCTATAGTCGTCCTAGTTCTCTTCTCAAGTAGATGCTTTGACAATTGAGAAACGTTCTGGGCTATAACACTGACGCACTTGTATACCCAGACGTTGTACGCATAGGGCATAGACGTCGCGTTCTTGACAGTCGCGTTAGGATCGTTACCGCCAGGTAACCAGAAGTCAGGGTCGAGATTAGGAGCGGTGAAACTCTTCGCTATCGGATATGGCTCACCGTGTTTGTCTAGTAAAGAACTTTGTGTCATGTAAATCGTCCTTATAGTTTCACGTGGATTCCGACACCGATGCTTGTCTCAG